ATGTCTTTGAAGGAGAACTCAGACGACGTAAGCGACTTCCTCGCTGTGCCGCCAGTGGTGTTTCCAATCCAGAAAGAGTTGTTCAACACGAACAAGGTCGTGTTGATAACCGTCACAACCCAGCTTCCATCCACTCCGTTTCCAGCACCGTAAACCAAAACAGTATCCCCATCTGTAAAGCCATGCGGAGCAGTTGTTGTGACCCCTATTTCACTGAAATAAGTGGCAGTAGAACCAACTGCTACGTCGCGCCCGTACCCGTAATGCGACTCAACTTCAACAGGGATGGTATGCGCCTCTTCCAGCGTAGGCGTGCCAGCAGTGTAATCAATATTCGCAGCGGTCCACTTATGCGCCGTTGCAACGGACTTGGCTATCAAGAACCGCTCGGATATGCTTGTGATGCTTGCCGCCCCGCTAACGTAAAACTTATCACCTGCAACAAGCCCGTGACTTGCAACAAAACCAGTGTTGGACCGTCCGGGGTTTGTGGTCGTCAGTATCTTGAAACTTCTCGTGGTAACAGATACAGGAGTTACCTGCTTTGCCCAATCACCCAAGCCAGCACCGTTCCCGATATTAACGCCGGTCAGCGTAATGTCGTTACCAACGACGGTAGCAATGGTGTTCAGCCCATTGATGCCGTAAAGGGTGTCCGCCCCTGTAATGCCAATCGTATCGCCGGGAACAAGTTCGTGATTTGCCGCTATCGTTATCTTGTCGGTAGTCCAGTCAATTGCGACAATCGACCCACCCAGCCTGCTCAAGCCTGATCCGAAAATAAGCGCCTTAGCACCAACCTTAAGCCCGTGCGGAACAGTGGTCGTGATCTGGCAACCAATCCCCGTCACCGCAACCGGAGCAATGCAGGAAATATCGAAGGTTGGTAAGTCTCCGTATTCCGTCCCCGCAACAGTCGGCGATGTTGAAACATCCTCCGTGACTAACCTCATCAGCCCGCCGTCTGTCTCTAGTGTGAATGCCTCAACCTCATCCGATGTCGTCTCAAAGATTGGCTCCTTACTCTTAAAAAACCGGATGTAGCCCTTGCCGAACTCCAGCATGTATGCCTGCTCATCGCTCACCTCAAACGGAACCAGAACAGACTCGTTCGTTGGCACTTTAGTGGCATTGACATACTTGGTGCCGCTACGCCTAAACAGCGGCCCCTGGGGACGCACAATCAGGTTCTCGATAACCTCTGCGCCAGCGGTGTAGAGGGAGACATCCACCCTGCCAGCAGCCAGCGGGCTTACTTCACCCTTTGTCCATGAGGCTTGAACTGAGTTTGCGCGTCCCATTGTAGTTATTCCCAGCTGTAAACAAACTGCACCTGATGCGCGATGGTTCCAGCGGATGCCGCAGTCCCAACAATCTTCCGCCAGAGCTGAATGAACTCGCCTGGGTTGACGTAGACTGGTTCGTCGAATTGGCAGAAGCATCCGCCCGGCTGCGAAACAATGGTTCCTGCCGCCTGCGTCACCAGCACCGACTGCGTAAACTCGGGGCACATTAACCGACGCGGAATCTTCGAGGTTGCCACCGCATAAGTTGCGAAGGATGCCGATTCTGTGGTGGCCAGAGACACTGCTCCATGCCCGTACGCAACGCCCCACACGCCGATGTAGGGTGCGCCGGTCAAGATTGCCTGCACGAAACTGGAGAGATGCACTCCGGTGACTTTCAGCCTGCGTCCCGCTACCGTGGTAGTTCCAACGGGCACCTGATAACTGCAAATGATGGCGTCCACCGTTGCCGCCACGCTTGCCGTTTCCCAGAACTGCCCACCCAGACCAGACCCAAGTGCTGCCGTCGTATTCGTCGCCGCTGCTGGCGTCGGGTTCGCTGAGTTAGCCAGCGCAAGGTTATTCCCCGCGATGCCGGATGCGCCCCAGCCCTGATAGCTGCCGTTGATGCGCTGCATAAGGGTGCCGAGCGGATCAGCGATGACCGGCCCGCGAAGTGTCACCCGATAATCTGTCACCAACGCCTGAGTTGCCGCACCCGCTGCGCCACCGACAATCGCGTGACGGATGGACCACGGGAGAGCCTGAGCCTTACAGGGAAAGTTCGCCCCGACCGGCGTGGGGACACGCGCCATCAGCACGTTGTTGATCCAAAAAGTTACGTCGACATTCGTGATTTGGATCAGGTAGCGGTTCACCGCGTTGTTGCTGTAAACCCAAGTCCCCGCCCCAAGTGCCAGAGGGAATGGCGTTGATGCCGTTTCAACACCGGCAGAGTTGATGACTCCCACCAATCCCGTGGACCGCATCGAGAAGTAAACGCCGTCCAAGTTCGCCTGCGGCGGCGTGAGGACGCCACGTAAGAACATACCGAAATCAATAATGGTGTTCGCATTCGGCTGTGCGCTGAACGCCACGCTCGTCTCGCACACCAGCGTGTTTGTTCCGCCGCACGGGAACATCGCATACGTGCCGAACGCCATGTTCGTGCCGATGGTCGTGATGTTGCCAGAGTTGGTCAGCAATCCCGCCGCCGAAGAAGTGGCCGTGAGCGTGGTGAATGCGTGTTGAAATTTGCCAGTGACATGAACGGTCTGGTTGAAGCTGTCGTTATCGAGCTGCGTGTCGTGCGCTATCCGAAGACGAAAATCGTCATCCGTTTCCGGTGACGATACTAACCGCCCAGCGACTGATACCGTTCCTGCGTCGTTCTCAGAAAACAAGGCTGGCCCATTGGCCGGACCACCACCCTGTGCAACGCCCGCTGAGGTGTAGCCGGGCACCGCCACCTGCAAGTTGTAGCTCGCATCGACGTTTGCCTTGCCTGCAGTTGAACTTCCGCCGTCAAGAATTGCCATAAATCAAGATGCTACTGAGTATTGAATTTTGCGCTTACCCACCACAGGACCGGGATGAGCAGTGGCGTAAAGCGTGAAACTACCAACCGCTGGCAGTGCCGCAAACGTGATGCCGTCCCACTGCCAATCATCCGCCGTCCGGCCCGTCGCCGCCTTGCCACAAGGAATCACCGTAATCTTGCTCGCTACTCCAACCGTCGCATCAGTAACTGTAAATTGGTAGTCGTAGGATGGGGTAAGGAAATCGACCTCTGCTTCGGTCCATGTAGAGCCGCCACCAGCAGCATCAAGCGTGGTTCCGATAACGCTCAGGTTCGTGCCAAGCGTCAGGCCAATTAGATTGATTCCGCTGCGATAAACCAACTGTGACGCAGATATGGACCCAATAGGCAATGGCTGGCCTCCAGCTTCCTTAAGCTGGTCCCGCGTATTCTTTGTTCCGCCAGGAAATGCCATTACTGCTTAAATAGTGTCACTGTCAGATTGGCTGTCGATGCGTAAAACCTCACGACATCACCAAGACTCACACCAATCTCAAGCGCACTTGTGAATGAATCGTTAGGCACGATGGGCATGTCATAAAACAGGTATTGACTCGTTGCATCTGCTGCCGCTGCCACCGCAATCGACATCCTGAATGTTGCGCTTGTTCCGCTTCGATTGCACACCACCAACGAACGAAACTCTGTGTCACCTGTGGACGTGAAAATATCCGTCAACGTGGTTGCCGAAACAGCGGTTTGTGATGCGATAGATAACGCCATTACATCAATCCTGTTCCTGACCCTCTCGAATCAACCCATTCACTTGCGCCCATCTGCTGCAATGAATCCTCAGAGCCATCCACAAACTTCGCCTGCGGCATGATGCCGCGCTTGCCCTGCCCGCCGTAGAGATAGACATGCAGCTCATTCTTCTTACCATCAGATGCCGTCAGGTGGTCGCACAGATTGTAGGCAAGATAGGTTGCCAAGCATTGGTAGAACAGCGGGTCCATTGTGGTATAGTCAGTCACATCATAGATGTAACGAACCTCCAAAACCGAATCATCAGACAGGATGAAACCACTCTCAATCCGGTAAGCATCCAAATCATAATCACCGTTGATGGACAGGATGCGAATGTTGTCGGAAGGAAGTGCGTAAAGATAGCTGTAATCAAAGGCAGGAGAGCGGCGGATGTAATCGGTCGTGCCGGCAGTGTAGGTTCCGAGTGTTCCGATATTTGGAATATCTACCGTGGTGAGACTTGTGACGGTGGTAGATAAAATGGAGGCGACTTCCCATGTGCCATTAGCTACCGTGGCCCCTGCGATACCGGTCAGCGTGACGTAATTACCGGCAACATAAGTCGTGGCAGTGTGCGTAACATCGATCAGATTCGCCGAAACAAACGTCACATCGCTAACTGCCACATCCTGATAGGGGATAATCTTCTTACGCTTAACGGCAAAGTTCCAAGGATGCATCCGCAGCAGACTCTTCTTGCAATCATCAATCAGCGCAGTGCAAGCGTAGCCCTCAGCGGTGGCGTCTGCTAAGGTGGTTAGAACGGCCCTATTTCCAACCAGTCGAAGGGCAAGATTAGCTGCGTTTAATTCAGACTGAGCCATAACGTTATCGTTAAACTAAAAAAGCGGGCTTGGCAACCATTATACCAAGCCCGCCCGGAGGAACCCACCCGGAGCAGGTGGGGAGGATGTTCAGTACAGTGAGATGAACCAATTAGTGCCGTTGTTGTTATACACCCAGAACGCACTATTGGTAGCGGACGTGAATGTGGACAACGCCGTCACGTTGGTAGACGTGTTGTAGGTGACGCCAACCGTATTGGTGAGCTTGATGGTCACGTTACCCTGAGCAATCAGGTTGTAGGCGCGACGTAATGAGTTGGTCGGATTCGGAAGAACCACAACCACGTTGGTTAATGCTCCCACACTGCGGAACACCACCACATTCTGCCCCGCTGTCAATGTATACTGCTGATCTTGGCCGGGGAGATACATCACGTAATTGAATCTTGGGCCATCAAGCAAATGCTCAGTGACTCCAGAAATGACACGTTCGTTAACACGGCCACGGGACAACTGAGCCGATGCACTGAAGCACATCGAAACCAGCAATGCCGCAAGATAGAAATTTTTCATGTAAAGCCTTTCTTAAAAGGGTCTGTGGAGATTACCCCACAGACCCATTGGATTAACCTTTGAGCAGGATGTCATACCATCCGGTGATCACTTCCGTAGTCACCGTGCCGGTACCAGTGGTCAACGTCAGATACAGATCTTTTTGTGCGACGTAACCGTAGTACAGGGCGTTGGTGGTTCCGAACGTAACCAGCGTAGTGCTGAGGGCGGCAGCCGTCTTGAGCAGATTGACGGCATACGACACACTGTTGGCGGAATCAATGTAACCACTTTCGTCCGCACCCTTCAAACCAATCGCCGTAGTAGCGGAGTTTGCAAGCGTTGCGGATGCAATGTGGTTTCCACCAAAGATGGTCGCCCCCTTCGGAATAAATCCGATAAGGATGTCCTCGCCAGTGGTCTGACTTGCAAGCGTGACCGTGAAACTGCACCGACGCAGTGGAATTCCAGACGTTTTGCCAGGAAACGACGCCGGCGCAATGTATGAACTGGGATCATCGGCGAGATTGTTTTCCGCCTGAATGTTGTCCTCGTAACTGTCAATATTTGTGATAGCCATATTCTTTTTCTTTTCTTAATTAAGCCACAGATTCATCACAAGCCACAGACACAACCTTTTCAAGCCATGTCCGAGTTGCCCCGAACGTGCCTTGGCACCACACCTGCCAGGTGTAGTTAAGGTCTGACCGCTCGTCCATGCGAGCCGTAAGCTGATCGGCCATGCCAAGAATGATACCACTCTTCGGATAGGCCAAACAGGTGCGTGTGTTGCTGGTTTTGCTCAAGAGCTGGGTCCGGACGAACTTGAAGCCCATGAACGTATCAACCTGGCCATTCACCAACGCCTTGACAGCGTTGTAGTCAGCGTTTGTAACCTCAGTGGTTCGGAGCAGCGAATCAAGCTGACTTTGGGTCAGAACGAAAAACAGCTCTTCGCCATCCATCACAGACTCAGCCACACCAAATTTGGATTTGGCTTGGATGAGCTTCTCAATGGTAAGGTTGGAGTTTGCCGCAACTGCGCCGGGAGCAACCGCATCCACAGCCACACCATACGTGACAGCAGTGTAGGTTTCCGCCGTGGTTCCCTGCTTGCCCGTGTAGGTCGTGCCAGTAGCGGCAGCGATAATCACGGAGTCAACCTGACGACCAAGGGCCATCGCCTGCATCTTTGCATACCCATTGCGAGGATCTTGAAGCTGCATGCGCAGCTTGTCTTCATTGTCGAACGCCAGCGCATCGGGCCGGTAGTCGTCAATCAAGACAGCAATGCGGGTGTGATCCGCATCGTTCAGGACGGTTGGGCCGTGGCGAACTGATTTTCGGGTTACGTTGACCGTGCCGAGACGGTCGTACATGTCGCGTTCGACGTTTTGAGGACGAACGGTGACGGTGGATTGCAGACGCGAAGCGTTCTGCTGGAATTTGATCTCGAAATCGGATTGGTATCCGTTCCGAAATGCTGTATCAATAGCACCCATACGATTAGAAAACTGGATTCTTCCCTTGCGGGAGGAGTTTTAATCGGCGGGCTTGTCCTTGTGGGGGCCGAACCTGCGAAAACGCTCGCTACACGGCCAACTTTAGCTGGCTCTCAAACGAGGACTACGAATAATCTTGTTCGTTAATGTTGTAGTTAGCCCTGACTATCATTTCCGTCAACAACTTTCTTTGGTCTACCTAACTTTTTAACAGTTGCTATCGGGATGTCAACGGGCTGAACAATCTCAATAGACGGCGAACCACTGCCGATGGTGGGCAGCCTATGCTCTCCGCACCCATCGCCAGATCGAGTAATCGGGAAGGCGCGATAGCCACCACCGACAGATGCCGCCGAACGTGGTGGGTAACGGCGGCATTCGCCCGCGCTGTTTTCAACCTTGCCAGCCTCAGCTAGACCAACCGCGCAACCCCGAGCGTCCAACTTCTGAGTTACCGGATTCCAAAATGTGCACGTAAAGCAGTTCACGATGTATAGGCTTTCTGGTGAAGCTCTTTCCATTGCCGAAACTCGGCAGAGCGCGGGTCATCGAACTTCTCGCTGAGTCTGGGGTCAGCAATGCGCGCTGCTTTGATTTCCTGAATCTTCTGGAGAGCTTCTGCGCGCATGGATTCAGGCCCAAGCGCAGTACCTGATCCACCCCTGCGGGAGCTGTCTTCCATTGTCTTCTCGCCGATAGCGACCAATGCCTTGAACAGCGCGGGGTCATTACCAAACCCAGCAGCCTCAAGTCGCTCCGCCAAATCGCCACCACCAAGAGCAAGTACGGATTTCACAAGCCCTTTCTTGGCTTCAAACTTGTCGCCGTATTCCTGGTGGATTGCGGACGCAGCAGCCTTCGCAGCGTCAGACTTTTGCTTGGACAGAACCTCATTGCCCGCAGCGGCGTCTTTCAGATACCAGTCATTGACTAGCCCCTTCACTTGGCGCGGGGTTAGACCGAGTTCATGGAACTTCTTATTGGCAGCAATGATGGCATCCTTTGGCATCCCTGCCTGAGTCATCAGCTCATCCGCTGGAAGTTCATACTTATCGGCGGAGTCAGGAACGCCAATCGCCTTGTTCCATGTGGCGTACTGTTCCGGCTTCCAATCGTCCTGCGGAAGATCGTATGCCTTCTTACCAATCATCTTGCGGGATTCAACATAGGACTTTGCCAAAACTGGCAATACGTCCTCTGCCTTGTCACCCTTGAAAGATTGCAGGGTTTGATCGCTTCGCATGTCCTCAGGCAAAATGCCCATCCATGCCGGTGGTGTTACTGCTCCGTTATCGCTCATTCGTTGTTTTGTTTCTGTTGTTGATACGTTTCCTCTATCGCGGCCCTGATAGCCTCGTCACTCCCGTAAGCCTTCTCCAAAATATTAACCGCCAGCCGCTGCATCCCGATATTAACCAGCGTAATCTCGGGGCTGCTACCAACCGGATCAGAGATCACATACCGCTTGATCAGATCGATGCAAATGCGCTTCCCGTCGCCCGTGTTCAGCGCAGCCTTGTAGGACTTGCGCAGCTCAAACCTCTCGTTGAGTCCAGAGATAAAGCTCACAACGTGTTACCAATGTTGTTAGCCTGTGCCACATTCAGCACCGACTTGGTCAACGGCTCTGCTGCCGCCGCCATCTGCTGCGCCTGCTCCTGTTGAGCGCGGCCATCACGAATCCCTGCAATCATCTTGGAAGAGCGGATGGCTGCTGCTGGAACGCCGAGCGAGACAGCCATGTCCTGAACAATCACGTCGGTATCAACCGCATCGAACACATCCGGCTTGAACGAAGCCAGGGGGGAGATGTTCTGAATCCACTTGCCGTAATTCACGATGCGAGTGGCTTGTTGAGCGCGACTTGCCGCCGACAGGTAATCAACCTCAATCGTTCGGCCCTGAAGCTGTGGCGGCGGTGGAGGCAGCA